ATACGTTAATATTAACAGCTTCAGGATTAGCGAAAGTTCTTTGACCTAATAGATATGCGTAGTAGTCAGTATTTGCCCAATCTTGAGTGTTATCACCAATAGTGATTCGTTTAAATGCTCCCCATCCTGTTGCCGTAGGGTATCTAGTTGAAGGACACGCACCTTTTAAGTAACCACTTCTACCTAAAACAAATCTATCAAGGTTTGTTCTTGATTCTCTATAGATATCCCATCCGTCAAAACCTCCTTGGAATGATACAGTAAATTTACGTGCGTATAATCTGTAATAAGGGTTTGATTCATTTTCAGGGTCAGAACTAAAGTTCGCAGTTCCTGTGTAGAACGCAGTTGTTGGAACAGTTATTGCTGACATCACAAATTTATTTTCTTGTGGTTCAAACACTTTTTCGTAGAATGTGTTATTAATAGTAATTGCCGAAGCTCTATTATCCATGTGGAAACCTCTTGTTTTAGTTGCCCATTCCGCACCTGTTGTTTGAGTACAAATATCTAAAGGTAATTGTTTACCTTTGTATGATGAGAAATCAACATCAAATCCGATAGTGTCTGAAATACCTAAATAAGTTCTTCTAACATTATCCCCCGGACTTTTGATTGAATCATCAGCACCTGATGGTAAACCAAATGGTGGGTTATAAGTAACTTCACCTGGGAAATCATACTTAGTTTTAAATATTGGGAACGGTGAACGATGACCTGCGTAAGTTCTTGTGTTATAACCTTCAAAACCACAAGGTAATGAATCAATTGGTGCTTCTTCATTAACCTCAACCATAATGTATTTTGAGTTTAATTGATATTCACCGTCCGCAGTTCCGATTTTTTTCGCAATATAACTATTATCATTAGGGTTCATTGAACAGTTTGTGAACTTCTCAATAACTTGAGGTGCAGCATCTGTATCAAAATAATCTCTAACGATAACATCAAATGTTCCATTTCCAAATGAGATGTTAGCGATTGAAACTTTAACTTCAATATTTGCCTCATTACCATCTGAAATTGTTGTGAATTTAAATAGGTTATATACGTTAGTTCCTCTCAATTCAGATACAAACCAAGGTGTTTTTGGAGTTTGGTATTGTTCTAAATAGAAACCAATTGATGATGGGTCACTACCTTGTCTAGCATCAGGTAATTTAACTAAACTAGTATGTAAACCTCTAATATAACCTTTTCTCCAACCATAATTTAATAATGTTTGATATCTTTCCTCAACAAATAAAGGAACTGATTTTCTATCTTTAGAGAAATTACTTGAACCAAATACTTTACTAATGTATCTTGAATCCGAATTTGTGAATGATGTTTGGAACGATAAAGATTCATTATCTTTATTTGTTACATTAACAACAAATGTTGAATATGGATTTTTAGTAACACCTGAATAAACACCTGACATATCTAATGTTACACCTGTTAGGTAATCTTGGACTTCATAAACAGCTCCAGCACCATCTGAATTAAGACCTCTTGAACGTAAAGTTGCAACAACTAAGTCGTCAAAGTCTTTATATGCTTCACCAACAAATTCAATTTGATTACCAACAATAGTTCCTGAGAAACAATTAACAGTAACACCTGGGTCTAATGTTCCTACGTTACAAACTGTGGTTGGGTTACAAAAATCATCGTGTTTAACATTAACTACAAAATTTTTAACTACTGAATTACTTGTTGATGTTAATGAATATGTTTGACTACCACCTGAGAAACTATTAGTTGACCCTGATGAGAATTGAGTTGTTACACCAATTTTTACGTCATTAGTACAAGCACTAAACGATGAAACCAATACTGAGTTATCTACATATGAAACGTTATCAGGTAAAACCACTGTGATTATATTACTATTATAATCAATACAACCTTCAGTTGATGTTACACTTGATATTGTTATTTCAGCATTTTGGTCACCACTATCAATGATTAATACATCACCAATTTGATAACCTGAACCTGCATTACTAATAGTTACACCTGTGATAGCACCACTATCTGTTAAAATATTAACTGTTAATCCTGTACCTTGTGTTACACCTTGAGGGTATGTTGGAACATTATTTGTGTCACTGTAATTAGAACCTGTGTTTGTTGTAACAGCTGAAGTAACGTGACCAAAAACCTGATAATTATAGAAAGATGCACAAGTTGATGACGTTGATGTTTGAGTTAAACCTGTAACATAACTATAAAATGATGAACCTGTATATTGACCACCACCGATGTTATCAAACATAGCATAATACCAAGCATCATTAACCGGGTCAGCATAATTGATGTTATCTGAATTCATATCACTAACTTGGAATACATCCGTTCTTGCCGAATAACCATTATTGGTGTTAGCACTATAGAAAGTTCCAGGAACTGCACCATAATAATATATTGATGTTGCAGATAAACTTGGTGTGTTCATTATTGAAAACACTTGTGATTTGAAGTTTTCATCAATATTACTAACTGTTCCATCAAAATTTTCATAGGGTAAATTTAACCTACTTAATAAAGAACTTGGTAATGAACTTGTTGTTAATGTAATACTATTAGATGATGACGTACAACCTGAGAAATCCATAGTGAATTGTGTGTCTTGATAATCAGTACAAACTATTTCACAATTAGTTGTAGCAGTTGTGATACAAACTCTATCAATGGTTGATGGGTCAACATTTGCTTTTGTAACGATAGACCAAGAAGGACCAGCGTCATAACCCGAAAGACCTAAAACCCTAGTTACAAACAATTGGTTAGATTGTTGTAAATAAGATTTAGCAATATAAGCTGACTCATATTTAGGAATTTGGGTGTTTACAAATTTCTCAGGTGAAGTTCCTCCAAAGAAAGTTGAGAATTCGTCAAAGTTACGGATAAATATTGGTTCGAATGCGGGACCTTTTAAAGTCTCACCAACGATACCCAATGTAGTAACCCCTACACTTTGAGATACGAAACTCAAATCAACTTCAGAAGTGTAAACACCTGGCGAAACGAATACTTTACTGTTTGTTGCCATTATTTTTTTGTTTTTTTCTAAAAAGATTTATTTATTTCATAAATATTCGGAAAAAAACCAAAATACTTTACTTTGTTTGAACTATTTATATTTTAGGTAGAATATTTTCTTCCTTTTTTATACTATGTCAGAAGATAATAAAAAAGTAAAAAATTTAAAAATTAGTGAGGAAGTTCACGAAATTCTAAAAAACTACTGTGATAAAAGAGGTATAAAAATATACCGATTTTTAGAGAAGTTAATTGTAGAAAAATGTAAAGATAAGAAGGATATTTACGGTGAAGATTAAAGTAACGTATTGTTAAATTTAATCGTTGAATCCAAAGTATTATCAGTCTTTGTAACTTCAAGTTTTAACACATCACCTGTATTAATTTGAATTTCCGAAACATCACTTCCATAAAATTGATTATTAATGTAAACATCGAATGATGATACATTGTCGGTATCCCCCAAATTCATATTTACCGTGTAATTAAATAACTCGGTAATAATGGTATTCCCTTGAACAAATAAAGCATTTAACTCTGTGTTGTTTGGGTTACTGTTTTGTTTTAATTGTTTTCTTGAAGTTTTTAAATCAACTTCATAAACCTGTAAAACACGGTTGATTGCGGGTGAAATTTCAAATTCATCTTCGTCAATTAAAAACCCTAACATAGTAAAGTCATAACTTTGAACGTAGTATCTTCTTTTTTCTAAATCGTTAACCGATTCATCCGCAATACCCATATTTAAAATTGGGATATAATGACCTTTAATATTTCTATAGGCTTGTCTTGATGCGAATTTACTCAATACAATTTGATTGAACTCATTTAATTCTCTCATCCTATTACAAACTATCTTAACTTGATATTGTATATCAACAGGAATTGGTTGAGGTATTTTGTAAATGTCCGTACCATTTCTTTGACCATCCCAAGTTGGGACTTGAGCATAAAAATATTGTCGTCTATTAGGGATGTTATAAACGGTTGAGGGGTTAGTTCCAAATTTAACTTCAGGGATTCTAACAACAGTAATAAAAGGGGGTTCAATATTCTTGTCAAGATTTTGAATATCCCAAGTTTCAACAAACTGAGACCAATTTTGGGTTGTTATTAATATATCAACCATAGGTATCGTTTTACCGTCAATTGTTGTTTTTAAATCTTCTTTAACAAAATCTAAAAACCCTTTGTCCAAATCGGCATGTAATATTGATTTAGGAAGGTAAGTACCATCCCTATTAATTTTATCCAATAACTCATACCTTCTTGGTAATAAAGTTTTTTCCTCAGTTAATGGAATATGTTTTTTAATATTATTTTTTTTCGGTAACCCCATTATATTATTTTTTTGGTGTGTTATCGTGACCACATTTATGACAAATGTATTGGTCTTTTTTACCCTTTTCTTTTTTCCAATCCCAACTCCAATCACAACCGTCCCCCTCACAAAAAACCTTGTTTTTTATAATACGCTCAATAAGGGTTAATTGTCTTTCAGTTATTATTATTTTCATAAACCTCTAAACTCGTTGTTAGTAACAGGTGAAGCACCAATACTACGATAGAATGGTTTGTAACCACCATAAGTATGTTTGTTATCAGAAACAATCCTACCATCATTATTAACCGTGTAATATCTTACAACATCTTCAGTTTCGTAATATGCGAGATAATCACCAAAATTAATATCAATCTCTAATTCATCCAAATGTTTTTGGTAAACACCAACTTTGATATTACCCGGTTCAAACTGTTCTATCTTAGAATTACCTATCATTTTGTTCTCAGGTGCTAAGACTTGAACATAACCTTTAAACTCAACAGGAGGTAAGAATTTGATACCATCACTAACCGTCTCACCATAAACATCATCTGTTTTAGTTTTAATTCGGTCAATACGATATAACACAAGTGTGAAGTTCATATCACCGTGTAACCACTCTTCACCCATATTAATATCAAGGCTATAATCTTCACCACCGAAGAATTTACCTAAACGATTTATTGGAACTCTATTGTTTGACATATTGATAAATATCATAATATTTATTATTTTATAACAAATAGAATGTTTTGGAAGATAAAATCATTACAATAGAACAGAAAGCAATTAAGTTACTTGAGTCTTACTCAGGGGCTAACAACTATATTATTAAGTTAAAAAATCAAAAGGAAAAGAATAAAAACTTTTATCCTACAAGGTCACAATCAGATTACATAATTAACTATTCTGAAACACAACCAAAAGTTGCTAAGAAATGGGTTGAGTTAGACC